TAGGCTATTTCGGTATTATTGCGTATGTCTTAATCAGCGGGTTGCCGTTGAATGGCTCAGAAGTCCTGCTTATGCTGCTCGGCACATTATCCGCCGGGTGGACAGGCGTTATGGCGTTTTACTTTGGCTCGTCGTCTGGCTCACAAAAGAAAGACGCCATGATCCACAACTCAAAACCTTTGGAATAAGCCATGAAAGACAATTTTGAAGAATCACTCGCCCATGTTTTGAAATCGGAAGGGGGATACGTTGATCACCCCAAAGACCCAGGCGGAGCAACAAATTTAGGAACCACCAAGAAAGTGTGGGAAGAATGGGTAGGCCATGAGGTAACCAAAGATGACATTAAAGCCCTCACAGTCGCCGATGTCGCCCCGCTCTACAAAGCAAGGTACTGGGACAAGTGCCGCTGCGATGACCTCCCGCATGGGGTGGATTTTGCTGTTTTTGATCTTGCTATTAATTCTGGTACTGGCCGTGCCAGCAAGTTTCTTCAGGGCGCTTGTGGTGTGGCTGCTGATGGCGCTATCGGCCCTGCTACACTTGCCGCTGTAGCGAAGATGAACCCGCGTGAATTGGCGTCAAAGATCTGCGAGCGCCGCTTGGAGTTCCTGCAAGCCCTGCCGACATGGGAAACTTTCGGCAAGGGTTGGGGCAGGCGCGTAGCCGAGACGGAAGAGGTAGCGTTCAAGATGGTCGGTTGAACGACGGGTTGCTCTGGACGCGGACTTCGGGGTTAGCCCAAGTCCATATCTCACCCGTCTCTTGAACGCACACCCACATCAGGTGATGCTCTTCGCCGTAGTCAATCACGAAGTGCGCCAGTGCTTTACCCTTTGGGGTAATCATTGGCAGTGTGGGGGACAGTTGAAGAATCATTCTGGCTCCTTCAGTGCTTTTTGTGCAATCCCCACGGCTTCCATAAAAATCGATAACAAATAACCCTCTGCGGCGGTCATGGGTTGAGGTATTCCTTCTGACCCCGCATACACTTCATAAATTTCCCGCAGTGCTTCCCGCAACCGCGCATTCTCCGCTTTTAATTTGTTGTAATCGAAATAAATATTAATTGTCTCAATGGCTTCCATCACTCTTTCTCCTTCGTGAACTCTGTTATTTCTACATGACTGACTTCAGAAAATAGCACGTTCATAAGAGCAGATTTCAAGTCGTTATTTTCTTCCCGCAATCGCGCAATCTCGTCAATCGCTGGCAAAAACACGTCAGAATAGTCGTTGCCAAATGTCATCAACAAGTCGTTGCTCCGCTTCAGGGTCACTATGATATCTTCATCCATCACTCTTTCTCCGACAGTGCGGCATACGCAAGAGCCTGACCATGACCAGAGCCTTCTTCTGCGATTTGTTGCAGGACTTGCTTCAGCCGATTGATTTCTTTTACAAAAGTATCCATCAATTCAAACCCTAGTTGTTTGTCTTTCCTCAGTTGCTCAATCTCGTCGTCGGCTTCTTTCCAAGTCTGATGCCACATATCGGCCTGAACTTCCCAGTAATCAGCCTTTGTCATTTCTGCTGACATCTCGCGGTCAGGCATCCGGTTTCTGTACATTCCCATCACTTCTCTCCATTAAAGCTGCGCGCATCGCGGCTGAATTTTGTTTCTTCCCCAACCCTGATGGTTGATGAGCCAATGTCCTCCAGATATCGCCGCTGTTGCTCAAACATTGGCCTCACATACGACAGCGCGTTCGCAAGTTGCTTCTCCAACAGCGCCACGCGCTTGCGTAGTTCAATGATGTGATCCATCGTTACAGGGTCGCAGTGTCTCATTTCAACTTCTCCAACAGTTCAACGCGCTCCCGCGTGTTACGCAGGATGCAATACCTCTGGTGCAACCTGACGATGAACGTAGGCCGCTTGTCGTTGTCGATCTCATGTTCAATCAACATCCACAGTTCATCCTCGGTGTACGACATCAACTTGCTGTTCAGCACAACCCAATTCTCTACGCGCATTTCAACTCCTCAATCGCTATGTCGGATAGCGCCCGTTTATCGTGAAGCCCCGCCCAGATCCGCTCATCTACTGTTTTGTTCGTCATCAGGATGTAGCACCACACATCGTGCTTCTGCCCGCTGCGGTGCAACCGCCCGACCGTCTGCTCAAATAGCTCCAACGACCACGGCAACGACAGGAACACAATGCGTGACCCGCCATGCTGTAGGTTCAGGCCATGCCCTGCGGACTTCGGATGGGCAAACAGCAGTTCAACCTTGCCTGTGTTCCACCGCTCAATAGCGTTGTGATCGTCAAGCGTGAGCGCCTTCGGATACCGGCGCTTCAACTCTGCCAGTTCTTCTTGGTATGTGTACGCCACGATTGTCGGCGCGTGTTGGTTCTCCTGCAACAACTCGTCAAGCAAATCAAACTTGTGCGTCGAGAACCAAATCGGCGTCTTGGTCGTCTTGAACTTGCCCGGCGTTGGTGACGCCTCGGTAAAGCTGTTGTACACAAACCCCGACGCCATCTGTTGCAACTTGCCCGTCACGACCGCGGCGTTGACCGCGACGATCTTGGCGTTGTTGTATTCCAGAACAAGATCCTTCTTCATCTTCTCGTAGTCTTTACGATCCATGTCGCACCGCATCTCGACGACGTGGAGCGGCGGCAGCTTGTCACTGTACTCGCCTGGCTCAAGCACGAACGTCGCCGGCTTAATCCGCGCCATGACCTTCTCAAGAGAACCCTTGCGAGGCGCCCACTCGCCGTACTCTTTATTCATCAGGATGAAGTACTCTTGCATAAACGCGCCTTTTGAGCGGCCCAACAGAGACTGGTCAACAATCTTACATTGCCCGAACACATCCTCAAGCCCGTTTGATGTAAAGCTGCCCGTCAAACCCCACCTGACGCGCATAGGGTCGATCACCTTGGCGAGCGCCTTGAACCGCGCCCCTGACGGGTTCTTCAACCGCGTCAACTCGTCAAACACAATGGCGTCGAAGTTCAACTTCTGCGTCGCTAACCATTGCAGATTGTCGTAATTCGTCACGACAATGTGCGTGTTGGCCTGCAACGCCTGCAACCGTTGCTTGGGCGTTCCGACCGCTAACGACATTGTGAGGTTAATGGCCCACAAAGGGCGCTCCACAGGCCAGACCTTCTTGACCACGCGCAGCGGTGCGAGGACAAGCACACGGTTGATGTGACCGTGCCGGATCATGTCCTGCAATGCTGTCAACGTAACCGCCGTCTTACCCGCGCCCACAGGCGCAAGGATCATCGCTCTGTCGGTAGCGAAGAGGAAGTCGGCGGCTTCGTTTTGATACGGTCGGAGTTCCATTCGTCTACCTGTTTAATTGTCCACAGACACGCATAGTTCTGGTTAAGCCGTTGCATCTCGGCGGCGAAGAGTTCCTGAAGCGGCGATAGTCTGCCGCCCTTGGTCTTCAACTCGACGAACCATGTCGAGCCGTCTGGCAGACAAGCTATCCTGTCTGACACACCACGCCGCGCCGGGGACACGAACTTGTACGACCGACCGCCCATGCGCTCGACCGCCCAGTTGAAATAGTGTTCTACGTCGCGTTCCATATTTTGTTGTATAAGCCATTAAAAATTGTTTGACAACAGTTTATGTGATGTTAATGTGGATATCTCAAACGGAGAAAATAGGATGAAGCACAGTAATGTTGTCGGCGGCTCTACCGCCAAGCGTGTTATGGCCTGTCCAGGCTCAGTGGCGTTATGCGAGAAGATGCCACCAAAGCCGTCAAGCACCTACGCGGATGAGGGCACTCTTCTGCATACATTGATCGCCGAGTATCTCGAACACGGCACAAAGCCCGACAAATTTATCGGGCGTACATATGAGGCGCAAACGCTCACCGAGGATCTTCTGCATGAGAAACTTCTTCCTGCGATTAAGGCGTTGGATGAACTTGACCCAGAAGGAAAGATGGACATCGCCGTCGAGACAAACGTCAGTTTTGATAATGCGGCACTGTCCGGTGTGTTTGGCTCAACAGATTTGTTGGGGCGAATTGGGGACACAGCCTACGTTATCGACTGGAAGTTTGGCGACGGGGTTCTGGTTACGGCAGAAGAAAACCCGCAGCTCATGTTCTACGCCGCAGCCGCTATGCGGACACCCTCGGTCAAGTGGGTGTTTGATGGAGCCACAGCAATCGAGTGCATCATAATTCAGCCGACCAGAGGCGTCAGCCGCTGGACGACGACACCTGAGCGCATCGCGCAGTTTGAGGTCGAACTCACCCGCGCAGTGAAGAAGGCGCAACTGCCCGACGCCGAGTTGAACGTCGGCGACCACTGCCGGTGGTGCGCCGCCAAGCCGACCTGTCCTATGTTTACGGGAGCTGTGGATAGAGCGCTCAAGACCAAGTTCGACGCTCTGGACAATACACTAATCGGCGCGTATCTTCTTAATGCGGATCTTCTTGAAGACTGGATTAAGGATTTGAGAAATCTGGCACTTAGTACACTGGAACGCGGTAACACGATACCTGGGTACAAACTGGTCGCCAAGCGCGGCACAAGACAATGGGTGAGTGAGGACGCCGCTAAAGAGGTGCTCCTTAACATCCTCGACGAATCTGAAGTGGTTGAGAGTTCTCTTCTCTCGCCGGCCAAAGTAGAGAAACTGCTCAAAAAGCGGGCTATCGAAATGCCGGAAGGATTAGTTGTCTCAATCTCGTCAGGTAATACACTGGCAAGCGAGGATGACCCTCGACCCAGTGCCGTTCTCATCGGGCAGCAACTTAGTGCTGCCCTTAGTAAAATAGGGATATGATAATGTCTAATGCAGTTGGATTTGCTAATGTTAACCTTCCTTCAGTTCAGAGCCTGAGCGCGGCGTTGCGCTCACTGGACACGGGTGTGTCAAGCGGTTCTGTCATCCTGAAAATGGACAAGACAGGCCATTGGGTCTTCGGCGCTGACCAGACCGAAGTTGAAACCGGTTCTCTTTGGGCCGTTAATCCGTACTCTTTCATTCACGGGTTTATTGCGTGGGGTGAAGGCGACGTATTGGGTGAGAAGATGGTTCCGATCACGCAACCTTTGCCTGAGATGGACGAAGCGCCGCCTATGGCAAAGCGCGGTTGGGAGACGCAAGTCGGTATGTCTCTGAAGTGCTTGGACGGCGAGGACAAGGACATGGAAGTGCGTTTCGCTACCACGTCAGTCGGCGGCAAGCGGGCGGTTCAGGAGATGGCGGCGGCTATTGCTACGCAAGTAGACGCCGACGTGTCGAAACCTGTGCCGGTGGTTAACCTGCACAAGGAACACTATCAGCACAAGTCCTACGGTCGCATCTTCACGCCTGTGTTCAAGGTCGTAAAGTGGGTCGGTATGGACGGCGCGTCTGAACCAGTTGTTGCGGATGAAGAGCCTGAGTTGGCTCTTGAGCCTACTGGTCGCCGTCGCCGCCCAGCGGCAGCTTAATGCAACGGGGCGGTCGCAAGGCCGCCCCTCTTTTCTGGGAAGAAGAACATGAAAATTTTGAACCTTTACGCCGGCATTGGCGGCAACCGTCAATTGTGGGGCCAACACGAAATTACGGCGGTTGAATTATCACCTGAGATTGCAACGGTTTATGCGCAACTCTATCCCAATGACAAAGTAGTGGTCGGCGACGCAGTTGCATATCTTGAAAAACATTACGCTGAATTTGATTTTATTTGGTCTAGCCCACCATGCCCAAGCCACGGGCAATACCGTCACAATGTTGGGGTGCTTGGTAAAGGATTTGCGCCGGTGATGCCCGACATGACGCTTTACGCGCAGATTGTTTTTCTTCAGCATTACGCCAAGGGTAAGTGGGTTGTTGAAAACGTTAAGCCGTATTATGAACCGTTGATAGCGCCGACGTTTGAGTTACAACGTCATCTTTTTTGGGCCAACTTTACCGCATTAGCGCGGGTATTTGAAAAGTCCGATATTAGACATAAAAACAAGATTTCGGATTTTGCAGGGTCAGAGGTTGTTGCGGCAAGTAAAATTTCAAATAAACGTCAGGCGCTCCGTAACTGTGTTGATGCTGATTTAGGGCTTCATATTTTTAATGCGGCGGTAGCATGACCCTCTGGCTTGATTTTGAGACGCGAAGCCGTTGTGATTTGAAATCACGCGGCGTGTATAACTATGCGATGGATGAAAGCACCGAAGTGCTGTGTATGTCCTACGCTTTTGATGATGAGGAAGTCCGCACATGGACACCTGATCAACTTTTCCCGATTAAGGTGCGCGGATATAAGGGACAAATTCGCGCACATAACGCTGCTTTCGAGCGTCTTGTCTTTTGGCATCCGTTGCAGATCAACATACCGCTTGAGCAGTTCTACTGCACGGCAACGCAAGCCCGCGCTAACTGCGCTCCAGGTTCGCTTGAAGATGTCGGTCGGTTCTCCGGCGCGAGTATGCGGAAGGATCACCGAGGCAACCAACTAATTCGCGCCCTGTCGATCCCCCGCGCAGACGGCACGTTCAACGAAGATCCTGCGCTGATGGCCGAGATGGTTGCCTACTGCGAGCAGGACGTGCGCGCTATGCGGGCGTTCAGCAAGGCGATGCGGGATCTGTCGGATGATGAGTTGCGCGACTACCACGTCAATGAGCGCATCAACGACCGAGGCGTGCAGTTGGACAAGCCTTTGGCCGAGGCGGCTATGCGCTACGCCAGTGCTGAACTGGAAGATATTCAGCAGCTTGTCACCGAGATCACCAAGGGTGCTATTACGTCTGTCCGCAGTCCTCGTATGCGTGAGTGGGTCATGGACAGGGTTGGCTCTGAAGCGTTGAAGCTGATGATCGTCTACAAGGATGGTGAGCCTAAGTACTCCATCGACAAGACCGTCCGCGCCAATCTCTTGGCGATGGACAACCCCGACGAAGTGCCGGTGGATGTCGCCGACGTTATACAGTGCGCCGACGATCTGTGGGCGTCATCAGTGGCAAAGTTTAGCCGTTTGGCAGAGTTGGCCGACGAGGAAGATAACCGCGTCAGGGGCGCGTTTGTGTTTGCCGGTGGGTCGGCTACAGGCCGTGCATCGTCCTACGGCGCTCAGGTGCATAACTTCACGCGCAAGTGCGCCAAGCAACCTGAAGACGTGCGCCAGGCGATGGTGCGCGGTCACGCTATCGTGCCGCACTACGGCAAGCGCGTGACAGACGTGTTGAAGGGTATGCTGCGCCCTGCCCTGATACCGGCGGCAGGCAAGTCTTTCGTCGTCGCCGACTGGGCGTCGATTGAGGCGCGGGTTACACCGTGGGCGTCGAACAGCCCTGCGGGCGACGCCAAGTTGGAATTGTTTGTCACAGGCGAGGATGTGTACAAGGTGAACGCCTCTGCGACGTTCAGCGTTCCCGTTGCCGACATCACGCCTGACCAACGGCAGATCGGCAAGGTGCAAGAATTAGCCTGTTTAGCCGAAGACACGGTAGTATTGACCCATAACGGATGCAAGGTTATAGTGGATGTTACAGTTAACGATATGTTATGGGACGGTGTAGAATGGGTGCGGCATCAAGGGTTAGTCAAAAGAGGTGTGAAACCGATTGTAAATGTGGCCGGCATAAACGTAACGCCGGATCATTTGTTTCTGGTGGGACAAAAGTGGAAAGAGGCGCAGCAACTCGTTTTAAGCGAAAAATATCTTTGCCAAGCATTAACGACAGGTTTGGAGAACTTACCGTTGTCGGTTTTGAATACGGGGTTGCGGGCGGCGTATCATACATCCAAGTTAAGTGTTCTTGCGGCGCAAGCCCGCACCGCGTTAGTTTTGCAAATTTACGAAAAGGCGCGTCCACGCGGTGTAACTCTTGCGCTAAAAAAGCTGCGGGATATTGGAGAAAAGATTTTTTCAAGTATGCAGAAGCGTGCCCTAATGATGCGCACCGCAGGCGGCTTCTCAATCGATTATCGGCGTGTAAAAACCGCTGCCATAACCCGAAAGACCGTGGGTATCCAAACTACGGCGGGCGCGGCATCGCGCTATATCAACCTTGGCACACCGATAAAGCAGCGTTTTTACGTTACGTTATGTCACTTGATGGATGGGATATACCGCATTTGGAACTCGACAGGGTTGACGTTAACAAGGGCTATGAACCGAACAATTTGCGTTTTATTTCCCACCAAGCCAACAACCGAAACAAACGATCTATCCAAACCTTACAGCGCCGCGTTGATGAATTGGAAGCCTGTTTACGACATTGCTCATGCGGGGCCGCGCAATCGGTTTATGGTGATGTCGAACAACGGGCCTTTAATTGTTCATAATTGCGGGTTTGCCGGTGGCATCGGCGCGTTCGCGGCAATGGGTCGGGCGTATGGCGTGTATTTGCCTGATAGCGAAGCGCAACGCATGGTGAACGGCTGGCGTAGGGCGAACGGGTGGGCTGTGCCGTATTGGCAGGGGCTTGAGAACGCCTACACGACCGCGCTGCGGAACAAGAACACAGACATAGAAATAGGCTGCATTGTGTACCACTACGACGGTCGGCATCTCTGGTATATGCTGCCGAGCGGGCGGGTGCTGTGCTACCCATACGCCAAGTTTGACGAGGACGGCATCAGCTACGCCAAGTCGGCATGGAAGCCCGCGCAGGACGCAAAGCATTGGCCGCGTGCGCGGTTGTGGAAAGGTCTAGCGTGCGAAAATATTACTCAGGCAATCGCAAACGATCTGCTAAGGTACGCGCTCAGACAACTTGACGATGTGGTCTTGCACGTCCACGATGAGATAGTAATTGAATCAGACAGGCCGGAAGATGTTGCTTCAGAACTGAAGCGCGTGATGACGACCTGTCCGAATTGGGCAGGGGGTCTGCCATTAGCGGCAGAAGTAAAAATTATGGGGAGGTACGGCAAGTGAATTTTCTAGAACACCTGATGAAGGCTGCGCCGGATGGCGAGACGATCTTGGTCGTCAAACAAAAACCAACATCACAAAAGCACAAAGACGGGTCGATCAAATACTTCTGGCCCGCCTATCTGCCGGATAAGTACAGAGGCGAGGGCGCATGGTACGCCAACACCGCGTCGTTTGTTCTCGACAGGTTTACTGACGGCAAGGTTCACGCAGGCGCAGCCTACTGCGATTATGTAGCGTTCATGGTGCTTGATGATATCGGCACGAAGAGCAAGACGCCGCCGCTTGAGCCGACGTGGAAGATGGAGACATCGCAGGGCAATTACCAATGGGGTTACAAGTTCAAGTTGGACGAGCAACCGACCAAGGGTGAGTTCTCGGCGGCTATCGTCGCCATCGCCGAGGCGGGTTACACAGACCCCGGCGCTATCAATCCGGTGCGTAACTTCCGTCTGCCGGGTTCGATCAATCTGAAGGACGGTCGGGATAACTTTGCATCGGATCTTGCAGAGCATACGCCTGAGCGTATGTTCACCCTGAAGGAAATCTGCGACGCTCTTGGCGTTACCCCGCACGACCCTGACACAAGCACCCGCCGCAAGCTGACGCTTGACGATAACGGTCAGGACGACGTGCTGAAGTGGATGCACGACCGAGGCGAAGTAATTGAGAACGGCAACGCCGAGGGTTGGTTCGGCGTTGTCTGCCCTAACGCGGCAGAGCACAGCGACGGCAATGCGATGGGCCGCTACCACCCGCTGAACCGCGCCTATACCTGTTTCCACGGTCACTGCGGCGACTGGACTTCGCGGCGCTTCCTGTGCTGGGTAGCGGAAGAGGGTGGGCCTAAGCATGAGCATGGTCTGCGCGAGGAACTCATTGCCAAGGCGATGAACGAGGCGCTATCCAAACTCAGCCCAACTGCGGCGTTTCCAGACGCCGCTGCCGAGGTCATCGCCGAGATAGAACGCAAGGAACTGGGCCGCGTCGAGAAGGCAGACTGGTACAAACGGTTCGCCTACATTCAAGAGGACGAGGCGTTCTTTGATCTGCAAGACCGGCGTGAAATCTCACGATCCACGTTCAACGCGCTGTTCCGGCACATTACCTGTAAGTCGATCCACAACGGGCGTCGCATTGAGGCGTCCGTTTGCTTTGACGAGAACCGTCAAGCAATGGAAGCCAAGGTGTTGGTCGGTATTACCTACGCCGCAGGCGAGAGCGTCTTGGTAGCGCGTGACGGTGATGTTTACGGCAATCGGTGGCGCGATGCGCGTCCTCAGAGCGCGCCAGGTGACGCACAACCTTGGCTCGACCATGTAGCGTTGCTAATCCCCGACGAGCGCGAGCGTCAACATCTGCTCGACATGATGGCGTTCAAGGTTCAGAACCCTACCATCAAGATCAACCACGCCGTGCTGCATGGTGGCGATGAAGGATGCGGCAAGGACACAATGTGGGCGCCCTTCATCTGGGCCATCTGTGGGCCGGGTCTGAAGAACCGGGGCTTGGTTGACAATGACAGCATCTCGTCCGCGTGGGGTTACCATCTTGAAAGCGAAGTGTTGATCATTAACGAGTTGAAGGAAGCCGACGCTAAAGAGCGCCGAGCACTGGCGAACAAGTTGAAGCCCCTGATAGCCGCGCCGCCTGAGATGCTGCCGATCAACCGTAAGGGTCTGCATCCGTACATGATGTTGAACAGGATGTTCGTTCTGGCGTTCTCGAACGATCCGGTTCCGATCTCGCTACCGTCGCAGGATCGTCGGTGGTTCTGCGTTTGGTCGCACGCACCGCGCATGAACGAGGACGACGCGACGCGGCTCTGGAAGTATTTCCAAGATGGCGGCTTCGCGGCTGTCGCGCATATGTTGCAGACCCGCGACGTGTCGGCGTTCAACCCAGCGGCTACCCCGTTCATGACGGACTTCAAGATCAACTTGGTCGAGAGCGGCATGAGCCTCTTGGAAAGCTATCTGATGCGCATGATCGTCAACCGCGAAGGCTCGTTTACGAACGGCGTCATCGGTGGGCCGTTCCACGCGCTGTGCGACACGCTATCGGTATCAGCACCTAATGGCATGAAGATCCCGCAGTCCGCGCTGCTGCACGCGCTGAAGGAAGGTAAGTGGATTGACAAAGGCCGCCTGGCGTCCGCGAAGCACGGCACGAAGAAGCACATATTCTGTGCGCCTGAATACACCGATTGGTCTAAATCCGATCTGCGGGACTTCATAGAGCCTAAGCCGCAGGCCAAGTTTACCGTCGTATAAATAAGAAGCGCCCGTTGGGGGGTCATCCAACGGGCGCTAAGGCGTTCTGGGAGGAACGCTTAGATGTCTAGCACGGCTCCTATGATGCCGACAAGTGCTAAAGATACTATTGCGATGATCATCGGGGCCACGCTATCGCAATAGCTGTGCAGAAGACGACGCCTGCTAAACAGTACATGATCCGGTCAGCCATTTTTTAACCACACCTTCTTGCGTGTCACCACGTCCGGCATTGGCTCGGCTGGCGGCAGTTCAGGGTGATCTTCAGCGATCAGCGCGGCTATGTCCCGCTCGACCGCATCCATCGGCGATGGCGCGGCTAGGCTCGCCAGTTGAGCATATCCGGCGATGTCGTCCCAGTGGTCGCGGAACGACGGGTCACCGTTCAGAATCCGCGCCAGTTTAGACGCGATCATTTCAATCGCCTCTGCTTGCGGCTCGGTAAGCCGATTCCAATTCTTGGACAGCATCATGGTTGTTTTGAGCTTTTGGCTCATCGCGGCTGTCGTCGCATACTGCCCGTGTGTCTTCTCGCGTTCGTTTAACATGACTTCCTCTTTCTAACACCGCCTGTGCGGCTACTGTTGACGTGTAGTGGTAGGTTATTTGGCCGTCGTGCGTCGTCGCACGCCATTGGCCCTTCCATCGGTTCAGGCTGATCCAACCAAGGCGGTTGTCTTGATCATCTGCCACGATAAAACAGTCATCCCCGTCGTAAATTAAGTTCATATCTTTTGATCCCATAATAGACAGTGCTGTGATCCCGATCACCTATGTAACGCCCGATCTGGGGCAGCGACAGGCCGAGCTCTTTGCTTAGCCGATAGTATGCGAGCATCCGCGCATCGATAAATTTTTTACTGCGGTTGTGGCTGATCAACTGATCCATTGTGACGCCGTGCGATGCGCAGACCTCGCGCAGGATCAACTTCCATTTTGGAACGCCGGCAACGCCTGCAACCTTCAGCAGTTCGTGCGCCTCGCGGAATTGCTCGCGCATGGATATTGATAGGGGCGGTGGTGGCGGTGGCGGTGGCGGTGGTGGCGCTACACTAGGTATAGCGCCCGCCCATAACCTCGCCCTGACCGCTTTATAATGCTGTTGCAGCTCGTTCATCTGTAATGTTCCCTGTGTCCATACGCAAAATGTAAACCCGCGCCTCAGGGTGCGTCTTGCACCAATGGTCGTAAACCATTTCAGCATCGGCGAAATTGTCCTCGACGGTGTCGTCTTCGTCTTCGTCGCTGATAATAACCGCGACGTAGTAATCAACCTTGTCATAGCGTCCCATTATACCGCGTCCCCTCTAAATATCCGCGCAACATACTTGCGGCGTTTTATTCGTTTGATTGCCAGATCAAGCGCCGTTTTGCTATCCGGCGCATTTATTGATCCGGCCCATGCGCCGATGTTACCCGCGTGCGTAGCGTAATTGAGCGTTACAAAAAAAGTCATTATTGCACCCTTTCAATCCGATAGTCCTCGGCATCATAATCCGGCATCTCTTGCAGCAAGTCGTCAATCTCGGCTTGCGCTTCTTCAACCGTGTCGAACACCCACGGCTCGCCCTCGTCATCGCTGAAAAAGTTAGTCCAGCAATTCGTCCAATCGTTACCCGTGCGGGTCAATACCTGATATGTCATTGTCCGGCCCTCAGATGTGCGATGATCGACGCGGCATCGCGCATGATGATAGCGTTCGGGTAGGTAGCCGCAACATAGGCGGCAACCGTCGCGCAATCGGGCATTGCGTTCATCGTATAAAGATTGCCGCCATCTTTGAAACAAAACTTTTTCAGGTACTTTTTAGCGTCTTTTTCCAGTAGGTGTTCGTTCAGCAGATCGTCGATCATGCTATCCAAATCAGGCGCGATTGTAACGCCCTGATACACGGTAGCGGGCCGCGTTTTGGCGTATGCGTCCGCTTCAACTAGTGAACCCTTGACGTACTCGCAATAGCCGTGAGCACCGCCACAGCCGCGATTTGTAACGGATAGCACCTTGACGCCATCGCGGTACACATCCGCGCTGAAGCACGTCGTTTCCTCTGACATCCGCGTATTAACGGAAACATTTTTAAGCGTATACATTTAAGACCCCTCTCAATGACACTAGCCGCCTATCGGCTAGCTTGTGATCCGGCGGCATGACCGCCGGACTGCAAGCTATCCAACATACTCCAACACTTCGGCCCAATTATCGGTTGATAATAGACAATCCCCTTCGATATCGCACACTAAAAAACGTTCGCCCGAATACTCGCGATCATCGGGGTTCGCGAAGTCAACGAATATTTGATAACCGTTCGTCTGCCATGATGGGCAGACGTCATTGCGCCACGATGTGTCCGTCCAATCCTTCGGGATAGGTGGAAGTGTTGTCACGTCATATTCTGGAAAAGCGTTTTTAATCATTTTAACCCCCGTTAACCTATTACAACATCGCCGATATCGGACATGGCAAGCGCGAGCGCGATTGCGTCCTTGCGTGTCCGATAGTGCGACATCAAGCGCCGCTCATTGCAGACATCATCCGTGAACCATAGTTCCCACCGCTTGCCGTTTTTTAATACGTACCATGTCGTTTTCATCGCATCCCCCACAAAACGATTGCCAGAACGAAACAGCCAAGGCAGGCAATTTCTATGATATCCGTAACAAAATCTTTTAGCATGTTCAACCCCTATTGTTTCGATTTTTAGAGTTTATTATAAAAAGTTTAACAGACGGTTAACGGGATCAAATTTGATCAAATTTTGATCCAGTCGTGATCCAGTCGTGATCCAGTCGTGATCCAATTTGATCAAATCGTGATCCGGTCATGGCTGGACAAGCGGAAGCAAGCCCAGGCGAGCCCAGGCGAGCGTATGCAAGCGCCGATTAAGGCGCTTGCGATATTACTAGCTATCTTTATCGCTTAGAGCATTGCTTTCAATTCTGCCTTTATCGCTTTCGCTTTATCGCCGCGCCATGACGACGCATTGGACAAGAAATAGCGCACGACGCTTTTCCCGCTATCGTAATAATAATCATCGTCGATAGCGTTAAGCGCCGTCATGGCGTCAAGATAGGGCTTCGCCGCATAATTGACGTTTGACCAATCTTTTTTAATCTCATAAGCAATTGTCGCAATGGAACGCATAATTTAATCCTTCCGGTTGTTCACTAGCGGAATTGCTAGCTATTGAACGGCGCACAATGGCGCGCCGTCTATAGCTAGCAACTACGCTGCAAAATGTGACGCGGTCGGACCATGCGCCATGATCACCATTGACACCTTGGCTTTCGCGCTTGTCCCGCCACAAGCGCGGCAAGTTGCGCATGTTGTCTTATATCCGGCTTCTTTACTTGCGGGACAGATTGCTTCACTCGATTGCTTTGCCTCGCTTGCATGACGCACGCGGAAAGTGCGCCAGCCAAGCGCTTGCGCTTGCTCTAAATCCGAAACGCTATCCGCGCTTGCCATGCAAAGCAGTTTGAACGCTTGGAAACGCGGATCCCGCCATTGGTGCGAATAACCGTTCTTGGCAATTACTTTTAATGTGCAAGCACGCCATATCTGAAACGGAACGGCAGCGCCATCGCCATATGCGCCAATGCGAAAAATCAAGCCCGCGAATAAATCGGGCAAGATTGCAGGATCATAATCAATGTGCGGGCGCGCATATCGGCCACGCATATACGCGCCGAATACAGACATGACCGATTTGGACACATTGACATAGCATGACCGCTTAATCTTTCCGGTTATTTCATCCAAACGCGGGCGATGTTGACATGACCCGCATATCGAAACGTCTGAACCGTCACGCAATGCGTCCAAAGGTGATTTATCGGCGCGGATTATAAAAGTTTGAACCATTGCGCCCGTTTTAACGTTATTGCTTGCGTCTGTAATGCGATTAGCAATTGCGACAATCGGTTGCCCGTCAATTGCGCTTGCGCCTTCATATAATATGACGCCACGAAATTGACCGCGTTTCAACGCTTTGAGCATTTCAGTTGCTGTTTTTATCATTTTTTGACCCCTCAAAAACGATTGTCCGATATTGGCAATCGGCCTTTGCGCGTCCGAAGGCGCGCAAATGCGAATTGTCATTTTTTCCCTGTAGCGCGCCATTTATTCCACCGATAATCCTTTATCACCTTAGTGATAGCGTCTCGATTGTCGCAACGCTTGTTGAGATATCGGCCGATAATTGCATCCGTTGAAAGCCCGCTTTCATAATCGCGAATGATTTTCTTTTCCATTTTAAACCCCTATTCGTCGTTTGCGCGTTTAATATAAATGCTTGCACTTTCGCCGTCTGTCCAAAATCGCATGACTTCGACGGTTTCAAACTTGCCTAAATCGTTTCCGATTGTGAATTTATCAACCCACTGAATTGCCTCTTTTTCTGTTTTAAATTCATTTAAAAGTTGTTCACTTGTGAGCGCATAATCGCCGTAAACTTGAAATTCCATTTTCTGAACCCCTATCAGGCGTGATTGCCTGTACTCATTATAATACTTTTTATGGTGACATTACAATAGGTACGATTTCCTACGTTTTGAAACAGTGAAAAAAACGTAGGTATTTATTCAGGCACGTTTTCCGTTTTGCGTTATTATTGTGCCAATATTGTCATATTTTTGGCAAGGGTTTTTGTTGTGCGGTAAGGCCTTTGGGTTATATTGTCATTATGTGTTGTTTAGTTAAAAATTCTAAAATATATAGGTATACAGTCCTACACAGCCGTCGGGCGCTACCGACTTAAAACCGATGACAATATCGCCAATAACGCCAATGAATTGAAAAATGCAGAAATCCGCAACAATAAGTTTTAGGGCCAATCATACCCGAACGCAACAAAACGTGTTGTACCCCGCTTAGAATTGATTTAATCGCCATGTCGAAAATCTGGCAGATTTACGTTCCATAATATTCTACGCAAATAAATGTTGATTACCGCATTGCACCAATATGCTGCATCGCAACACAATACCCAATCTGCCAGCATAAACCCATTTTGGGTCACGTCACCCATTTGCCTGTGTGCTGCACAAGCCGGGTTATTTAGCGCTTGCTGTTAGGCTTGACCCATTTTGGGTCTAATGCCCCATTTGCCTGTGGATGACCCATTTTGGGCCACGCCAGGCTTGACAGCCATACCTTACGTAAGGTCAAGGCAGGGGGGGGTGGGCCCTAGCCGACCGGTCAAATCCTACGCAGGGTCTGCAAAAAATTTTTTCTTAAAATGCAGTTTCAACTTGCAAAAAATTTTTTATTGAAATCCAAATTTGACCCTGTTATAAAACCCCGCATGAAATCATTTCATTACGAGCCTAGAGAGATCAAAGCTACAGAGGCGCGGCTACGGTCGATCTACGACGCCGCGTATCTTGGCTTGAAGGGTGACTCGCTTGCACTGGCGGCGGGGCTGATGCCGGTGGAGTACCGGCAACTGTGCCAACTAGATCCGGTAGCGGAGTTGGCAGAAAAGCAAGGCCGCGCTGACAGCGAGATCACGGCTAGCCGGGCGCTGCACAACGCAGCCCAGCAGGGCGACGCAAAGGCCGCACTTGCTATCCTGCAACACCGGCATGAATGGTCGGCCAAGCAGGAGATATCGGTCGATATCTACCAGAAGATCTCCATCACCCAAGCCTTGGCAGACGCAACCAATCGTGTCATTGAACATATGCCAATGAAAGAACTAAATGGCCCAACTGCCGATTTATAAGTCCAGTGAAGAGCAGGTGCTGATGACCCGCCTGTGGTCGCCGCAGTTAGCGAACGATCCTGAAGCGTTTGTGTTGTTTGTATTTCCGTGGGGCCAACCCAACACACCCTTGGCTAAGTTCAAGGGGCCGCGCAAATGGCAACGCTTGGTGCTGCGCGAACTGGCAGATCACATCAAGAGGAACAACGGCAAGCTGGACATGGAGACGTTCAGGTTGGCGGTCAGTTCAGGGCGCGGTATCGGCAAGTCGGCACTGGTCAGTTGGCTGATCCTGTGGATGCTATCGACGCGCATCGGCTCGACCATCATTGTGAGCGCCAACTCGGAAGCGCAGTTGCGCTCCGTGACGTGGGGCGAATTAACCAAGTGGGCGGCGATGATTATCAACGCGCATTGGTGGGAAATTAGCGCAACCAAGCTCATGCCCGCCAAGTGGGTATGCGAACTGGTCGAGCGGGATCTCAAGAAGGGTACGCGCTACTGGGCGGCTGAAGGCAAGCTGTGGTCGGACGAGAACCCGGACAGCTACGCCGGTGTTCACAACATGGACGGCATGATGCTGATCTTTGACGAGGCAAGCGGCATACCTGATTCGATCTGGTCGGTCGGTGCGGGGTTCTTTACCGAGAACATTCTGGATAGGTACTGGCTGGCGTTCTCTAACCCGCGACGCAATACAGGTTATTTTTTTGAGACGTTTCACGCGAAACGCAACTTCTGGAAAACACGCCAGGTAGATGCACGCGATGTGGAAGATACCGACAAGGCCGTCTATGAGCAGATCATTGCCGAGTACGGCGAAGACTCAGCACAAGCGCGTATTGAGGTCTATGGTGATTTCCCAAGTGCAGGCGAGGATCAGTTCATCGCGCCTAATGTTATAACCGACGCGGTTAAGCGTGAACGGTATAAGGACATGACCGCTCCTATCATACTCGGCATTGACCCTGCACGCGGCGGGACGGACGCGACCGTACTGGTCGTGCGTCAGGGGCGCGACATCATCGCGATCAAGCGCTACCAAGGCGAAGACACGATGACCATCGTAGGGCGGGTGATCGACGCTATTGAGGAATACAAGCCGGTGTTGTCTATAATCGACGAGGGTGGGCTCGGCTACGGCATCCTTGACCGATTAACAGAACAGAGGTACAAGGTGCGGGGCGTTAATTTTGGCTGGAAGGCCAAGAACTCCGTTATGTGGGGTAATAAGCGCGCTGAAATGTGGGGCGCTATGAAGGACTGGCTGCGAACAGCGTCCATTCCTGATGATCGTCAGCTAAGGGCAGACTTGTTGGGGCCAACAAAAAAGCCGAATTCGTCTGGAACCATTTTCCTAGAAGGGAAAAAGGAAATGCGGGCAAGAGGTTTAGCATCCCCGGACGCCGCCGACGCACTGGCGGTTACTTTTGCTTTTCCAGTTGCACATCGCGAATATGTTGATAAACCTCGGAACAACTACCAATCATCAAACGGCGTCATCAATTCATGGATGGGCAGCTAACAGGAGAAGTACTATGGGTAACACCAAATCAATCGGTATCGCATATAGCGATCAGGACATTAACGGCGCGGACTCACTTTTGGCTAACAGCCAGTTTGGTTACACCGCCGCCGCGCAGGGTACGGTTACGCAAGCGACGAGCAAGTCAACCGGCGTCACGCTGAACAAGTCGGCAGGCCAGATTACGATGAACAACGCAGCGTTGGCCGCAGGCGTTGCAGTGTCGTTTACGTTCACCAACAACCTTATTTCTGCAAACGACGTTCTTATATTGAATGTTGGTGCGGGCGCGACTGCTGTGGCATATACGGTCTATACATCAAGCATTAGCGCAGGGTCTGCGGTTATCACGCTTCGCAACCTGACAACGGCTACGTCATTGTCTGAAGCTGTTGTCATTAACTTCGCTCTTATCCATTGCGCTTAATATGGCAAAGTCTGTCTCTCTATCGGTCGGACGCGGCGAGAAGCTACCAGTTAGCAAGGGCGCTGGTCTGACCGCTAAGGGACGGGCTAAGTACAACAGCGCAACGGGGGCTAAACTTAAAGCCCCCGCGCCTAACCCTAAGTCTAAAGCGGAAGAAGGACGTAAGAAGTCGTTCTGCGCTAGGATGGGTGGGGTTGTGGCGAACTCGAAGAACGCGGAACGGGCTAAGGCCAGTATGAAAAGGTGGAAATGCTGATGAAAAAAGGTCTTTACGCTAACATTCATGCTAAACAAGCCAGAATAGCCGCCGGGGCAGGCGAAAAAATGCGTAAGGTAGGTGCTAAAGGCGCACCTACTGCCAAGGCATTTGAGAAGTCTGCCAAGACGAGGAAGAAGTGATGCCATTAAAAAAATCACCTAGTCCAAAGGCTTTCAAAGCCAACATGAAGACGGAAATGAAGGCAGGCAAGCCCCAGAAACAGGCGCTTGCTATTGCGTATTCGGTTCAGCGCAAAGCACAGGGTAAGAAGAAATAATGGATTATTCAGGTGTAGCAGCGGCAGGACGTGTGGCAAGCGGTGGGGGCAACAAGAAGAACAGCCCCGGCGAAGTGCTTGACACTATGCGGAGCCGTCTGTCTATGGCCGTCTCGGCGTTCTCTGAAAGCCGCGAAGACGAACTGGACGATCTACGCTTTTTCGCAGGCTCGCCTGACAATCAGTGGCAGTGGCCTGCGGATGTCTTGGCGACACGCGGGTCTGTGCAAGGCCAAACGATCAACGCACGGCCATGCCTGACCATCAACAAGCTGCCGCAGCACGTCCGTCAGGTGACGAACGACCAGCGGCAGAACCGCCCCGCCGGTAAGGTCATTCCTGCGGATGACAATGCCGACATTGAAGTGGCTGAAGTTTTTGATGGTATGGTACGCCATATCGAATATATGTCCGACGCAGATGTTGCCTACGACACGGCGTGCGAGAACCAGGTAACTTACGGCGAAGGTTACATCCGTCTTTTGACCGAATACGTCTCGGATGATTCGTTTGACCAAGACATCAAGATCGGCCGTATTCGCAACTCTTTCAGCGTCTACATGGATCCTACCATCCAAGATCCGTGCGGGTCTGATGCGGAGTGGTGCTTCATCACTGAAGATATGCTGCTTGAGGACTACACGCGCCAGTTTCCAGACGCTATGCCGGTGTCGTCCATCCAGACGCAAGGCGTAGGCGATGAAAACCTGTCGCAGTGGGTCAATGAGAACACCGTACGCATTGCCGAATACTTCTATGCGTCCTATGAGCAGGCCAAACTGAACCTGTACCCCGGCAACAACGCTGTGTTTGACGGAACACGCGAAGATAAAGCCGCCAAGGAGATGGGCCTCAAGCCAATCAAGTCCCGTACTGTCCAGCGCCGTAGTATCAAGTGGTGCAAGACAAACGGCTACGAGATGATTGAAGAAAACGACTGGGCAGGCAACTGGATTCCGGTTATCCGCGTCGTTGGTAACGAATTTGAGGTCGATGGGCGTATTTTTGTATCAGGATTGGTACGAAACGCTAAAGACGCCCAGCGTATGTACAATTATTGGGTATCTCAAGAAACTGAAATGCTTGCATTGGCCCCAAAAGCTCCGTTTATCGGGTATGGCGGTCAGTTTGAAGGCTACGAGATGCAGTGGAAGACGGCCAATACGAATAATTGGCCGTATTTGGAAGTAAACCCCGACGTTACAGACGGTCAGGGGGCTGTTTTGCCACTTCCACAGCGTTCTATGCCCCCAATGGCCCAAACAGGGCTTATTCAGGCCAAAATGGGCGCTTCTGACGACATTAAAGCGACTACTGGGCAGTATGATTCAAGCCTCGGTCAAACGTCAAATGAGCGGTCTGGAAGGGCTATTTTGGCCCGTGAGCGGCAGGGCGACGTTGGAACGTACCACTATGTAGATAATCTGGCCCGCGCCATCCGCTACACAACCCGTCAGATTGTCAATCTGATCCCTAAGATTTACGACACACAGCGCATCGCCCGCATTATCGGGCTTGATGGCGAAACGAGCATGGTCAAGATTGACCCGACGCAACAAGAGCCAATCAAGAAGATCGTCAACCAAGACAACATCGTGATCGACAAGATCTATAACCCAGGCGTCGGCAAGTACGATGTGTGCGTCACGACTGGCCCAAGCTACATGACAAAGCGTCAGGAAGCTCTTGATTCGATGTCTCAGCTTCTGCAAGGCAACCCGCAACTGTGGGCTGTGGCAGGCGATCTGTTCATCAAGAACATGGATTGGCCCGGCGCGCAGGAAATGGCGAAGCGCTTTGCCAAAACGATTGATCCCAAGCTGTTGTCCAACGACGACAAGCCACCTGAATTGCAAGCTGCTGAACAGCAAATTCAGGCGATGGGTCAAGAAATGGATCAGATGCACAAGATGTTGCAGAACGTCGGTAAGTCGATGGAAGCACAGGATCTGGCGGTCAAGGAATTTGAAGCCTCAATCAAGGCTTACGATGCTGAAACCAAACGCATTTCGGCAGTTCAAGCATCTATGTCACCTGAGCAAATTCATGATATTGTTATGGGAACTTTACACGCAGCAATGGACACTGGCGACATTGTTTCTAATGGACAAGCTATGAATCCTCGTGATAACATACTTGAGAACGAACCTCAGGAATTATCAAATGTTTCAGCGCAGCCTAACCCAAACGCAGGTATGTGAGATGTTTTCTTATATAGATGGAAAACTATACTGGCGCAAAAAAATATCAAAAAAAACCGTTGTTGGTAAAGAAGCGGGAACAATTCGTAAAAATGATGCGTATAGGCAAATAATGGTTAATTACTGCACTTACCGTACGCATCGGTTAGTGTATTTATATCATTATGGTTGGATGCCTGAAATAGTTGACCATATTAATCAAAACCCGACGGATAATAAAATTGAAAACTTAAGGTGTGCTACCCGCGCTGAAAATGCGTATAACGCTAAATTACGTCCTGACAACACATCTGGCGTAAAAGGCGTAACTTGGTGCAAAAACAAATGTAAATGGGTAGCGCGTTTGTACGCAGATAAAAAATGTGTAAATTTAGGGCGTTTTAAGAATATTCAAGACGCCATATTTGCGGTTACAATTGCAAGAAATCAATACCACGGCGTTTTTGCGTCTGATGGAGTACCACAATGAAAGCCGCTGATTTTGTAGGTTTGCTGTTCTTGGCGCGGGATGTGACCCATTCTGTTCACTTGAACACGCGCAGTTACGCCAAGCATAAAGCCTTGCAGAAGTTCTATGAGGGCATTGTAGGCTTGGCTGACGCGTTTGCTGAAGCCTACCAAGGCCGGCATGGATTGATGGGCGGCATCACGCTTCAGACGGCCAAGAAGACGGCTAATGTTACCGAGTTTTTGCAAGACCAACTTGACGAGATTGAAACTGCGCGTAGCAAGGTCGTAGACAAAGACGATACAGCGTTGCAGAACATCATCGACGAAATTGTGGCTCTTTATCTGTCCACTCTCTACAAACTGAAATTTTTGGCGTAAGGAGCTAACATGGCAAATTATATGCAGCTTGCTGCTACTCAACAGGTTAAAGTCGGCGCAGGCAAACTCTATGGGATTTTTGTCTCTGCCACGTCTAGCGGTACTTTGGTGGTGTATGATTCTGGTGCGGCAAGCACCAGTGATCCCAAAATATCCAACACGATTACGCTGACTGCGGGCGCTTCATATTTGAACTTCCCAGCGGGGCTGTTTTTTAGTAAAGGACTTTATATCGTACTTGGCGGCACGTCCGCTCAATTTACGGTAGCATACGAGTAACCGTATTGGTGCGGCTCACCAAGGATTCT